ACGAGTGAACTACAGGCTAACCCAAATACGAATGCGATTAATGCCATTCGTCACCTTGGTATGTTACCAAATGGTTACTTCATCAACCGTAGGTTCACAGACACTGACTCTTACTTTGTCAAGACTGATGTACCTAATGGTGCTAAGATGTTTAACCGTACTCCACTTCAGACTAAGATGGAGCCTGACTTCGATACAGGCAATCTTCGTTTCAAAGCACGGGAGCGTTATAGCTTTGGTGTTTCTGATTGGCGTGGTTACTTCGGTAGCGCAGGTTAATTAATATATGAGGGAGAGGTAATACCCTTTCCCTCATTATTATAAGGAGAAGATATGTCAACTAAAACAATAAAAGGTAAAACTCCGGGAGGAGGTACATTTACTACAAAAATAACTACTTCTCCAAATAAACCTCTTAAAAAAAATACAGTTAAACGTATCTTAAAAAAGATAATCGGAAGATCAGAAGGTGGTAAAGTTGTTGCTGCTTGTTATCCCGGTTTTAAGTAAATACGAGGAGATAATATGAGTACAAATATTAAAGTAGCTACTAATGCAAGTATTAACGGAGATGTTAAAACTGTATTTAAATATGTAGATACTAACCTAACTTTAGGTAATAACAATGAAGATGTAGATGGTAACTCACTTGGCAGTCCAACAGTAACAAGACTCTTAGCTATACATACCTACTCTACACTAGCAGGTGGTATAGACATTACTGGTGCAAGACAGATCACAAATAAAACTGCAAAAGGATCAGCTATACGTTATCGTGTAGGAGCTTTAGATTCTAATGATATGTATATAGGAGAATTAGGAGTACCTGCTTACGGTGTAGTTTCGTGTAGCACTTCAGGTACTGGAGCTATGCTTCCCCACATTACTTTATATGTAGGTTAGTATGCCGAATTACTCTTACTTAAAGACAGACCTAATCAATACGACTGAGAACGGCTCTACGGAGTTTGCCTCTCAGGTGTCTGCTATAGTATATAAGACAGAACTACGTATGGTTAAGGATCTAGATGATGCTGGACTAAACGAGTATTCAACTATATCTGTGTCGGCTGGTAATGCAGGTACTGTATCTTTAAATGATAGAGCAAGAATTGTTCGCAATGTAAACTATAAAGTAAGCACAGGGACAACAGTTACAAGCCTTCTTCAAAGGACAGTAGAGTATGTGAATGACTACTGGCCTGTAAGTGCATCTACAGGAACGCCTAGATATTACGCAAGGCGTGACAACTCAAGTATAAAAATAGTACCTACCCCAGTTTCAGCACTTACAGTTGAGATACAAACACAGTCATTGCCACTTGCTTTAGCTTCTGCTACAGGTACAAGTGTAACCATAAGCAATTACTTTAGTGAGTATTGTTATACAGCCCTCTTTGCAGGATGTATGATGGAAGCTACAATGTATATGAAAGATTGGACTACACTTCCAGTATGGCAAGGTGAGTATCAAAATTCAATAATAACACTACGTAATCAAGCGAGAAGGACTCGACAAGATGATATGGCTGTAGCTGCATCTCCTGCTGGTGCGCCTGATCCAGTTGTACAAGGTTCATCATAGGAGCAAGTTAATGAATAAAGTAAGTGGTCCAATGTCTATAAAAACATATAATAATACAGCAGATGCTAAAAACCATATGTTAAGACTTATGTCTCAAGGTAAAAATGCTAGTACAGTAGGAGATAAAAGAGGTAGTACTGTAGTAGTTCGCCCCGGTTCTCTTTCTAAAAGTCAAATAGATTCAGCTAAAAAAACTATTATGACTAGAAAAAATAATTCTTTAGGGGCAGATAAAACAAAAGGACTTGATCCTAAATTTTCTAGTAGAGTAAGAAAACAAAATCAAAAGGGAAAAACAGAGGCTGCAAATATACTTAAACAAGCTTCAGATCAAAAATTAAACAGACCGCCTCCAAATAATAAAGGTCTTAAAAAATTACCTAGAGGTGTTCGTAATAAAATGGGATTTAAAAAAGCTGGTGGTATTGTTAAAAATCGTAACATGGGTGGAGTTATAGGTGGTGGACTAGGTAGCCAAGATGTAGTCAGCTATCTCTACGACTATAAGAGTTAATATGGCTGATACTGTTGGTGTACCAAAATTTAAACCTAAGAAAAAGAAACAGGGTGGTAAGAGTATAGCTTCAACTCTAGGTAAAAAAGCTAGTAAAATATTAAAGCCTTCAAGATTATTAGGTATAGGAGGTTTAGCTCTTGGAGCGTCTGATATATATGATACAGGTTCTTTTGCTTATAAACATAGAAAAGAACTTGGTAAATTACTTAGTTCTCCTGAAGGTCGAGAAATTCTTATGTCAGAAGCTGGATCAGGACTTAAAGAAGAATTAAAAGATACTCTTTCATTTGTTAAACCTCCAAAGTTTTTTGAACAAGCTGCTAAAGCAACTAAAGAAAGAATGGCTAAAAATAAAAAACAAGTATTTAAAAGAAACAAAAAAGATATTTTAAAATCTATAGGAAGAAAAAAAGGTGGCAAAGTAGAAAGACCAAAAGGTGTAGGTTGTGCCACTAGAGGATACGGAAAGGCCATGAAGCGTGGTAAGTAGAGCAAGCGCAGGACAGCAGGTAATGAAGCCCGGAAGAAAAAAGAAAAAAGTTAAGAAGGTAATGGGTGAGTTTAAAAGAAAGAAGTTAAAGAGTAGCTCTGGTAAAAAAGTTACTAGTCGTAAACAAGCAATTGCTATCGCATTAAGCGAAGCAAAACGAAAGAGGAGAAAATCATGAGAGGACCGATAGCACAAATCCCTACTCCAGTAGATTTGGATAAGGTACTTGGTAGACCAACAGGACAGGGCTTCGGTGCTGCTCGTAAAGGACCAAGTGTACAAGGACCGATAGAAGCTGTGAGTAATGAGAATTATGTAAACAGTGAATCTTTTAAAACAGATAGTATTAAAACTGTAGGCAACTACGGTCAAACGGGGGATTAATCATGGCTGATGAAAAAACTAAGAAGTCTAAGACAAAACTAAAGAAACCTAGTCCATTAGGATTTCTTGCAAGAGGGCTTAAGAAAGGGATTAAACGTGTAGTTAAAGATAAAGCTGGTAAACTAGTTAAAGAAATTAAAAATACACCTAGAGATCTTAGAGGAAACATAGGGAGAAAGCCAAAAGGATCAGGTAAATTAAATAAAGAAGGAGTTAGAACAGGAGGTATTATTAATTTTAAACCTCAAGTAGTTAAACAAGCTCCTAAAGGTGGAACTATTACAGCAAAAGGAAAACCTTTAAAAGGAGGTAGAATAGCTACTGGTGCAGCAGAAAAAGATGTTATTGCACAAGGTATAGGAAGAAAAGGAAAAGAACTTCCAAGCGGTAAAAAAGCTCAATCTATTGGTGGTATGGGTGGTCAAGCTAAAGTACTTAAACCGGGTCAAGTTAAATCAAAACTAGGTACTAAAAAAACAATAACTAAAAATCAAAAAAGAATAAAAAAACAAGCAAGACGTACAGCTATTAAAAGAGGTCTATTAGCTACTGGACTAGGATATGGAGTATATGAAGGGACTAAAGGGGCAGGACCAAAAACTCCAATGGCAGCAACAGATACTTCTTCATCAGGTGGTAGTCGTACAGTTAAGAGTGGTCAAACTCTTTCTCAGATAGCTAAAGATAATGGTACTACTCTTAAAGCTTTATTAGCAGCTAATCCTAGTATTAAGAATGCTAATAAAATTAAAGTAGGACAGAAGATTAAACTAAGTAAGCCTGTTAAGAAACGTAAATCTGTTTATCAAGGTATATCTAAAGCTGGAATGAAGAAGATGGCTATGCCTAAGAAGAAAAAAATGGGTGGTGGTAAAGTCTATAAAAGAGGTGGTGGTAAAGCCTTACGAGGATTTGGTAATGCTACTTACTCTAATAAAATGATTTAATGGTTAACTTAGCTATTATAAAAACATTAGACTTTAAAGAAGAATATAATAAATCTATTAAGGAAGGATATGATGACCGTACATTAATAGATACTGATGTTAAGATGCCCAAGATAAAAGATCATACAGACTTTAATTCTTGGATAACACAGTATACTTTAAGTATGGTCGAAAAGTATAAGTACACATATGGCAGTAAAGAAAAAAAGAAAGCCTAGTAATATGAAAGGCATGACCATTGGAGGAGGACAGAAACGTTCTACCAAATCTGGTGCAGGTCTTACTGCTAAAGGTGTTGCTAAATATAGAAAACAGAACCCCGGTTCTAAACTAAAGACTGCTGTTACAGGAAGTGTTAAACCCGGAAGTAAGTCTGCTAAAAGGCGTAAGAGTTATTGTGCTAGATCAGCAGGTCAAATGAAGAAGTTCCCAAGTGCTGCTAAGAATCCAAACAGCAGACTTAGACAAGCTAGAAAAAGGTGGAGATGTTAAATGAAAACCCAAGTAAAAGATACTAAGACTGGTAAGATCGTAAGTGTTGAAGATCCAGAAAAGTTTATCAAGCATCGTAAGATGGGTGCTACTATACTTAAAGATGGTGTAATACAGGAAGCTACTGAAGTAGAAGAAGTTATTGAAGTAGAAGAGGAAGAAGAAGTTGAAGAAATCATTGAAGAAGAAGCTGACGAAGCGTCAGATTGATACTTTAAAGAAACATGCAGTGCATCATACTTCAAAGCATATGGCTTTTATGAGGAGTGCGATGAAGAACGGTAAAACATTCTCAGCGTCACATAAAGCTGCTGTTAAAAGGATGGGCAAATGACAAAGTGTAGAAAGTGTGGAAACCCTTCTCATTGTGGTATTTCACTGAATCAAACTATATCTCAGACTGTATCTGGTATAGGTGGAACTAAGGTAGGGCTTTGTAAAACTTGTAGGTGTGATAAGTGTATACTTAAAACAGATTGGGGCTAGTGTGGCTGTAGCAACTAAACGTGACCCTGCTAAATGGGCTAGAGCTAAAGCAAGAGCAAAAGCTAAGAGAGCAGGAACTACACAATTTGTTAAGCAACCTAAGAAGATAGCAAGAAAAACAAGGAAGTATAGGACAGCATAATGGCTACATCAGGTACATATAACTTCAACTTAGATATAGATGAAGTAATTCAAGAAGCAAGTGAGATGATTGGTGGAGAAGATACTCTAGGCCATGAACCTGCTTCTGCTAGACGTTCTATCAACCTTATGCTTAAGGATTGGCAGAACAGGGGTATACTCCTATGGACAGCTAATACAAGCACTGTAACGCTCTCTACGGGT